AGAGAGCATTACCATTGACTGAAACCTCAACGATTTCCCACGACATTGTGTTACGCCGCCGTGAAGGAAATATAACCACTGGATTCAAAAGTGATGCTATAAGTCACCTCACCATTGAACTCACCAGCATATTCAAGAGAAGCAATCATGAATGTTCCAGCAAACGTGCCAAAATGAGGAACGATTATTTGGAATAGACTGAAAGCCGCTGTTTGTGCGCTTGAGCCATCACTTGTGTTTTGCTGTGCGTAATATGCCGTTCTAATAGTTGCTTCTGATGCGGCATCAGTAAAAACACCTGAACCAGAAACGGATACACTATTTGTACCACCACCCGCAAGTAAAGCCCGATGACCAAGGCTATCTTTGTTAGTTATATCAACAGCTTCCTCAGCCATTGTGATTGATGTTGAACGTAACCCGCCAACAGTTGCATAAGCAACAGGGCTTCCGCTACCTATCTTTACCAAAAGGTCTGCGCCTTTTTGTGCCGCCATGTCACAATCTCCTTATGTATCCGACACAACGGCACGAAATCGCATGACACCATGCCGTGTTAATCCATCTCCCTCCAACAGTGTCGTCTGAAACTCCTGTCTCATATTCACCATTGAAGCTCCTGTCACAGATAATGAACTATCGTGTAGCGTATCATGTACCTGTTTCATTATGTCCTTTATATCACGCCTTCCACGATATTGCGACCAAATATGAATGGTGAGCGTATGTTCAAAGATATCCTTGTCTTTTGCTGATACATCAATAGCGGTTTCTTCCCCTATCACAATGTATGGGTAAGCCGTCCCTTCTGGCACATCATCAAAGACACCTGTGATAGCAGAACCACCAGCATCAGTAATGCTCGCTCCGTTCAGGGCAGAAAAAACTGATTTTTGCAATTCAAAGCTATGTATGCTCATTTTGCTTTCACCATTTGACGAGCGAGCCGTTTTATCTTTGGTTTGTTTTCTTCAAGTGCGGGTTGCATAAATGGTCTTGCCGCCATCTTTGAAGTGCCAAACTCAAGGAAACTAGAATAATCTGCCCTGCTTTCAACACTAGCCCCAAGCCCATCAGTATCAAAATTTAGGAAAATATTGCTTACAAGAAAGCCTGTATCTGTGGCTGGCGGCTCACCAGCGGCAGAAGCCTTGTGAGTGCGGCGTGGATTGTATTTTTCATAAACAACGCCAGATTTCGCGCCTTGATTGATAGAATTGACCGCTGTGTTACGGACAAGATTCCCTGCCCTGCCTACTAATTGACGAGCATCGCTTGTATAATCCTTGATAACTTCATTGAATCTTGGCTTTTTTCTTATAACTCGTGTTGTTATTCTTGCCATTATGTAGCGACCCCCTCTGTGCAATACAGTTTGAGGTAACGGTCACGCTCACCAACATTTTCAACTCGATTTATGTTAAAAAGACGCTCATAGTTGGTTGAGTCCACTGCAAAGGCATATTTTATGCGATTAGCGGCTGTTACATTGCGCCTGAAGCGTATAACAAGCTCATGGGTAGTCCTACCCTCTATTTGGTCGCCAACAAGCCTCTCGCCCCCGCCTACGGCCTTTATGCTACCGAACACTGTAGCTACGTCAGAAAAACTTGAGGATGCGCCGCCGCCCCCATCTGCACTCCTTGAGCGAGATTGTATCGTTAATCTATGCTGATGTTTGCCTAACGCCATGATTAACTCGCATATCTTGTTGATAGCGAACTAACGCCGTATCTCATCACTTTATAGGGCTGTAAGAGATTTTGAACCAATGCTGGGTAATTTAAGGCTCTGCCCTCATCTTCCCCCCTGTGTTCATATAGATGCGTGGCATATTGCTGTATGGCTATACGGATAGCCTCTGGAACATCTGTTGTACTTGTGCCATAACCCGCCGTATATGTAACTTGTATTCCATTGGCATTGCGTAAATCAGTAGGCCAAGCCCCGCCGTCCCTAAGAACAACCCTTGGCGGTGTGCTTTCTGCATCAACATAATAATTTGATGTCGCCCATGTGGTTTGATTATCGCTGTCATCAAAATAAACAATAGATGAAACAGACCCCAAAGGTGGCTTTGGTAGCTCAATATAATTTTGCAGATAAACAGTATAGGGGGCAGTGTACATACCCTCTTTCAATGGAACATCAAACTCTGATATACCATCTAGGCTCAATCTGAGTGTGCGTGTTATAAAAGCGCGGTTTGTGTATTCTTCGCACCAGTTAGTCGCAACAGTAATCAAGGAAGTCAAAAGGGCGGTGTCTACACTATCATCTACTCTAGCGTAAGCCCTTAATTCAGCAACAGTCACAGGGTCAATAGATGCCGCAGATGTTACAGTTAATCCAGCCATATCAATCTCCTGTGTTTACTGTACCAAAAACCCGTCGTTATGACCATTCTTCTGTAGGTGCAGTAGGCCACTTTTCTGATGTGGAATCAGATACATCAGCATCATCTCTCCGCCTGATAACACGCAAAGATGCTCTATAAGTTGCAAACGCAGAAACACAATCAGCAGTCAGACCTGAATTTGGTGATTGCGTCCAATCAGTTGAATCAAGAAGACTTTGAGATACTACTTTGCTATTCACAACTAAACACCCTTTATGCCAAATATTGATACTGAACCAAAAACAGGAGCCTGCGTTGCTGAAAATGTAACATTTGCCCCACTGCTACTCCCTACGATTATGCCAAAAAGAATATCTGTTGATGTCCCAGATAAATCACCTTGTTCATCCACAGAAAGAAAATCTTCTTGCCAAATAGAATCACTATCAGTTGATAAGTATTGGTTCATCACTGAGTTTCCTGTTATTTGATTGGATAAAGTTGTAGATTGGGTATTGTGAATCCTCGCAGTCCCTCTAAAGTTTCCGCTCCCTGTGGCAGCTAAAGTTCCACCAATCTGATGCACCCCATCATTACTTACATGACTTGATTTGCCATCACCAGTTCCAGCCGCTTGATTGAAAGTTGACATTCCCACAACATTATTTGTCAAACGAGTATTAGCGTTTGAAAAACTTGCGAAAAGATGTCTAGCCGCACTATCTCCATTTCTTATAATATCAAACTCAACTTGGTAAACATCATAAGAAGAGGAAAAACAATTTGTAAAATCAAACGCTGTCGCTGATGCAAGACCTTGTATTATGGTTTTTTTCTCAATTAAAACAAGTCTTCCTGTTGCATCAAGTAAATCTGCTATATCCCTTGCCCTAGTCATCCCTTCACCTCCATGACTTGCATAAAGGAAACAGGAGTCCATGAATCATCATAGCTCACAGCCGAAACACCGTATTGATTGAAATAAATATCATGACTCGTGCCATTACCATCTAATTGAAGACTATAGGTGTGTTGTGAAATACTAAGGCTCTGGTCTGTTATAAAGTAACTGGTTTGATTTATACCCATTATATTTCCACTGTTAAGGGCTGGCGTTGAATAAATGTGAGCAAAGCCATCAGAAACCGTAGATGATTGACTGCCTGTTGTTGCTGGGCTAACTACTGTTGTTGTTCCCCCGATTGTCCTTACTAATCTCGCTCCAACAACAGTGGAAGCGTTTTCATTTACCATATAAAAAGCACCCGAAATATGCATCGTACTGTTGATAAACTTTGGAGTTATTACACAAGTCATTGTAGTTGTTAAATCATAATTAGGAGTCGCCGCCGTTACAGTAGCCTCAGTGTTAGCCGCTGTCTCTGACTGTATTACCTGAACCACTGAACCAGATGGAATTGCTCCATCAGGAAGAGTACCTTGACCATTTATCAAATTGGCTAAATCTCTTGCGCGACCCATATTAACTCCTCGCCGCTAATAACATGATACTTAAATGGCTGTAATGCTGGTGAGTTGAAGATGGATGAGAATTGTAAAACTCTATAGGTCCAACGCTTACAACCATTTTACAGGCTTGACTTGCATCCAATGGAATAATGTTATTGATAAAAATACCTCTATTTGCGGTTTGATTTGTCGCAAGACCATTTTGGTTGTACATTAAATATTCTACGTTTGAGGATGACCCTATCACAAAACCAAAAGACCTTGCGTTTGATGGGCTGTTTTGCAACATAATCCCTTGCCATAAGTAAAGACCTTTGACAGGGGCGGTGAAAACACCTGTAGTTGTATTATAAAGGCTTGAATCACCAAACCTTACAGAAGGCCAGATTATTGTATCATTCATATTTGCAAATGACGCATAACTATTCGCGCCACTTCCTTGCAATTCGACATATGGAATATTTGCATAAACCAGATGTTTGGTTGTTGGTAAAGTTGCCCCTTCATTTAGCGCAACGGATGCGTTATGGGTGACCGCCCCACTAAACGTGCCTCCACTGGCGGCAATGGTATCAAACGTGGTGTATTTATCATAAACGCATATCTCAACAACATCATTGGCTGATAATGCGCTTAAACCCGCTACGGTGTTGGCAGTATTCGTATTGTAATCAGAACCAGCAACAAGAGTGATTCCGTTTAATTTAACATCAATTTGTGTGCCAGAAGAAAAAGCTATTGGTCTTCCATCATCATCATTACCTGAAATTGATGTCTCACCACCTGAAGCTGTCTTGTAATGCCTTACCCTGATATTTTGGCTCTGTGTATCTCTAAAGCTGAATACATCATAAACGATGACTTCAATCTCATCACTGGCACTCAAGGCTGATATATTTGTGATTGCGTTTGTGCCATATGCATAATCTGTATTGGCCTTGAGCAAAACACCGTTCAAGAATACATCAACATATTGACCATCAGAAAAGGTCAAAGTCTTGCCATTAGCATCCGCCCCAGACACACTCGTATCTGATGCAGAGGCAACATATTGATACCGTTGCCGAACTCCAACATTTTTGGGGTCTTTGCCTAGATACGCCATTAAGACCACTCCTCCGTGGGAACTGTAGGCCAAGTCACTTTGTCAATATTTGGATTTGTTTTACGAATTGTTCTTACTGATGCCCTATAAGTCACAAATTTTGCCACACAAGCATCAGTCAACCCGCAATCAGGAAGCTGTGTCCAATCCGTTTGCCTCAACAAACTATCAGCTATATCTTGGGCAACCCCGCCATGTGGAATCCATTCTGTATTATATTTTGTCATCTGTGTCTCCTATGGCTTAGTGGGCCAAGAAACGTCATCAAGAGATGTTGCGTTTTTTGTAATATCCCGAAGGGCTTGTCTATAATCTTTCTGTGCTTGCGTCATTGTTCTATCAGATAAAGCCCATACATCTGTAAGTCCTAACCTTTTGTTACGCTCAACTCTCAAATGTCTTAACTTGTCATCTGCGCTTAAAACAACATCCGATGTTTTTTCTGTGGTTGTCTCACCAGTAACCACATTAAATATCTTACCTGTACCCACAAAAAACTCCTATTGGTAACCGATATACATGGTTCCATTATCAAACGTCCCAGTATGAGGGAAAAATTTTAATTGCGTTAGTTCAGCAGACAATTCTTTGTAACCCTCCCATATAATAAAATAATTTGGTTGAGAAGCTTCAAAAACAATGGTCTTCATAAACCATTTGTTTCCTGTTAATCTCACTAGTTCGCCATTGTGTTGTAGCAAATTGGAAGCCGCCCCCCAGCTATCCAATCTCCACGAATCTGCACTTGTGCTACTGCCACTTCCGATACTACTACTGCTAGCAAAAAACATATCGCCCCTAATATAACCAGAAGTTTCAAGGCCACCACTATCTCCAATTTGCATACTTTGGTCTGCCGTTGAAGCTGTACTGCAATTTTCTATAAAAAATTTAATTATTTTTACGCCACTAGGTATGCCAGTAAAAGTCACT